TCACTTATCCGTTAGTTGCTTGATCGACTGATTAAGTCCCGTTGCCGCCCAGCCGGAAACGATACCGACAGCCGCAGCGTCCAGCCAGTTATCGGCCGGGTAGCCGGTCACGCCCATCACCCATGCAATCACACCGAGCACCAGCCCGGTCACGCCGCAGATAATAGGAATCCACTTGTCTGCCACATTGGTGGCCTTAACTGCCATGCCTACCAGATACGCGATGGCGGTAATCGCCGCCACAGATGCAATACCAAAATCCATATGTATACCCCTTTCAGTTTTCTGTCGGTAGCTGCAAAAATTTGCTGTGAATATCATCCATCACGCCATTGACTCCCAGCGCATGATACTGTTTCCAGCAATTCTCGAAATTCTGTCGGGCATAGATCGGGGCGTAACCCCGATCATGCCATTTGTTGTAATCTGCGATCATCTGCGCCCGCAGTAGGGCCTGTACGCCCAGTTTGGTCGCCGCAGTGTCCGCGCGGTCATGCTTGATCTGCGTCGCCAAATGCCGGATCATGGCCAGCAGCGCCGCGATCAGCAGCGATGGGATGCCCAGCAGGCAAAGCCACTGATATGTAGTCACGGCCGCGCCTCACTTCCCGGCAGCGGCGTCAATCATCCGCTGGCACACGATCATCGCCTGTAGCGCGTCATACGTGACATTGAGTTCGTGCTTGCCGTCGCCCTGCAATGCGCCGCGCTCGATCAGACGCTGCGTCTCATCACGTGCCCATGCGGGCACGTCGCCGATGCTATAGTAGCGCGGGTTGCGTGCCTCGGCGTAGCGCATACCGATAATCGCGCCTCGGATCATATCCTCCGACACATTAAGGTCGCCGTTGTCACCCTGCAACGCGCCGGAGTCCACCAACTGCGCCGCCTCATCGCGGTAGTAGCTCGGCATTTCGCCGATGCTGTGGTATCTGACCATATCTTCTTCCTCCTTTTCTGTACCGTGCATTGTTTTATAAACATCCTGCCTGAACCCGTACATCGTCAGGCCGAATGGCTTCCACAGGTGCTCCGGGTCGGCGTGTGCGCTTGCTACACCGCGCATACGTCCCTCGGAATGGCTGATAATCACGCCGTCAGCCAAGGGGTCAAGGTCAAACTGGGCACAAAGCTGCGCGAAAAGCTGCACGGCTGCGGCGTAAGTACCTCTGACATGGGTTTCGGTCGCCGCAGGGTTGAGATCGCGCCACTCAGCGCCATGACCAGTGTAGGCGATAGATGCAGGCTCGGTCATTTCGATACCGATATGCGTGCTGTTTGCGCTCCCGCCACAGTGCCATGCCTGTACAGTCCAAGGCAGTATCTGATACACAGTGCCATCCCGCTGCACAAAAGCATGGACGCAAACAGATTGGCCGTTTGGCCTGTACTGATTGTAATTTTGCGCCATGACGGATGCATTAGGTTGCGGGCACCCAATGCTATGTAGCATGATGCCGCGCGGTTTAAGCGGCGTACCAATCTGGTAGCACTTGTTTTGCGTTGCGTATGCTTCGATGATTTCCATTTGCTCGTACTCCTTTCCGGGATTATAGCGCGAGGATTTTATCTATAAAATCACACGCAAAGATTTTGCCCGACTGGCCACTTTTCGTTTGGATCGCGCTGGAGATACCCGCAAACAGCTCGCCAAGGTTTTCTATGTACTGAACTTTCTGCGAATCCGCAAATGCCGTCACGTGTTTGTCCATCCAATCCTTGCTTGGCTCCAAGCCAGCACCAAAGGCGGCGGTCAGGTCGATCAGCATACAACTTGTGAACCAAAACGGCGTGTTCTTTCCGTTATTGTTGTTGTAATCGAAGCGGCAAGGGTAACTGCCATTGCTAAAACTTGTGCGCTCGAATACCGCTGACAGGCGCACCCACGTTTCCGCCGCGACGTTAAAAGCCATGTTTTGCGCTGCACAAGGTTCGGCAACCGGCCAATACCAATCGCAAGTGCCCTGTGTAGCCGACGCGAACCGCACCTTGAAGCTGATATAGTACTTGTGTGATGCAACCAGATTGTGCGCTGCGGATGTCAGTGTCACCTCGCCCGCGCCGGAAGGGATGATCTTGATACTGGATGCCGCCCCGTCACCCGGCGTGATGCTAGATAGCTGCCACGAGCAGTTTCCGCGCGTGGCCGGAAACCAGCCCTTGCCGTTATTTGCCACGATATTAGTCATAGATACGGTGGTAGCCATGGTATACCCCCCCCTTAGTACGCGCTGTTGATTGCTGCTATGATTGCAGCATCAACATAGGACTTGATTGCGTTGGCAATCCCAAGATCGGCAACCAGCTCGGCGGGCGTGCGATAGTACACCCAGCCGCTGTCGTCCAGCACAGCGATCTTGCCCGGTGTACGCCCCAGATCGCTAGCGGCAGTGGATTGCAACCATGTGCCCGTGATGTACTTGCCAGTCAGGTTGCCGGTCAGCGTGCCGCCGGTCTTGTCCAGCTTGGCGTTCAGTGCAGTCTTGTCCGCCTTTGCATCCAACGCGGTCTTGTCGGCCTTGGCGTCAATCGCTGCCTTGACAGCTTTATTTTGCACCGGGTTGGCGCTGGTGCTGGATAGCGCCGCGTCCACGATGGTTTTGTTTGCCCCGGACTCGATACCATCAAGTTTGCTCTTGTCAGATGCAGACATAAGGCCGTCTGCTTTTGCCGTTGCCACCGTCTTGTAAGCCTTTGCATCAAGCGCTGCTTTTAGCACCCTATTTGAGACTGGATTATCGGAATTATCGAGCAAGAGTCTGTCCACCGTTGTTCTAGTTGCGCCGGTAGCAATGCCGTTTAGCTTGGCCTTATCAGAAGCAGACATTAAACCGTTTGTAGACTCTGTAGCCACATCTGTAACGGCATCTACTTTTTTCATTTCCCACTTGTGCTTGTTGACCACAAGCGCCTTGCCATCATCGGAGCCGTCCGGGTTCGGGTCGGGGAGATAATCCGCATAGAGATAAACGCTCGCAGAGCCGAGCCCGTCAATGCTTAGTACGACAGGAGCGCCAGCGAGTGTCCCTGTGAACTCATACATGAAGTTACCAAGAACAGACACATAACCAGTTGTGAACGACAGAGGAAAACCGCCGGTGTTGTCAGGGATTGTAATATTGAATTTCATTGGCTTGTTCGCCGCAAGATTCGCAAGAATGGAATCGAAACTTGCGTCAAAGGTCACTGCAAATTTATGCGCGCCTTCCGATGCGTCATAGCCCACATCGGACACGTTGGTAGAAGTTACGGTAATGACCTCGTACCCCGCAGCGTGACCATCCACATACGCTTTTGTGGCCGCGTCATTGTCGCCGGTCGGTGTGCCAACAGCCAGCCGTGAATAGTGCGATTTTCCGTCGCTGCCCAAGCTGGAAATTCCAGCAGCGTTATCCCCAGAACAGTTAATGTGGACAGACTCTCCTGCACCGTTGTGTACAGTAACGCTTGGTGCCGACAGCAGAAGATCAGACTGCACGGCTCCACCAGCGTGCACGCCACCGTTGATTTCCAAACTCCCAGTGACCGTCCCGCCAGACTTGTCCAGCTTCTTGCCAAGCGCGGGCTTGATAAGCGCCACAATCTTTGCCGCTGCAATTGCACCGACATACTTGTTGTCACTCATACCGTTACTCCTTTCAATTAGCATCCCAGATGGTTTGCATCTCTTCTGCTGTTATTTCAACAAAATCAACATTGCTCGACATATTATCTAGAGCGGCCTTGATGACCTTGTTCTGAACAGGGTTCGTTGACGTGCTGGACAATTCGGTATCGACAACGATTCCAGACCCACCAGATTGTTCAATCAGATCAGATACAGAAGTCCCATTTATCTGCAAATCTGTGGCATTGACTTTACCCTCCACCTCTATCGGCCATTTCGACTGGACAATCTTTTCCTTTTCGGCAATGCCTCCGAAACACACTCCCGGCAGCGAAAAATTGATATTGAGAGGTACTTCTACAGTGGCGATAACGATCTCTTTAGAAGATTTGGTGCCCAACGCATCAAGCGCACTTACGGATAATTTTCGTGTGGTATCTGTCCCGATGCCGGTGAGATAGATGGTTTTTGTTCCGGAGGTTTGGTTGGATACGATTTTGTTTATCGCACCATCAACTTGCACCGTAAGGTCTGCTTTGTTAGCCGCCAGAGTCATCGTTAATGTAAACGTAACTTCGATGTCTGCTCCACTTATGTTTTCTTTCCAGACATTATTGGTATAACTCCCTCTGGTATAAACCAAATTGTTGATAGATGGAGCGGTATACGCGGCTACGGAAAGATTAGCATTATATGTTGCAGTACGTTTTCGAGAATCTGTCACGACAACCTTTACGGGGATGTTTCCGCTATCGGGCAGACTGTTTTCCGCGTTAGCGTCAACAACTTTCCCGTTCACGGTCATCACGGTGTCGATGATCTTACTCCCCATCACGCCAGCCGCAGTTATACTCGCTTTCACTCGGCTTTTGTTTTGAACCCAACCATAAGTATTTTTATATCCCGCCGCATCCGACAAACTAACAGACACGGTTGGCACTGTATCGGGAGAAACAGTAATTTCCGTCCACACCTCAGTAGACCCGATGAAGGTATCTCCGTTATACGTAGTGCATCTAAAATGTATCTTACCGGCTTCCGCACTGGTAAGCACATTCGCAAGTGACTTTGGGGGTGTCCACTTGATCGAGCGCTCTGCGGTTTTAATCGCAATCGCGCCGTGGTACTGTATTCCGAAATTATAAGTAATCGTGTGAGTAAAATCGTTACTCGCGGGATCAAGTGTAATTGTACCCTCTTGCCCCATTACCAGAGGAGCTATAACGGGTGTCGTTGCGCGAGGAATTGTACTTAGAGTCAACGTTTGAGATTTTTCAACTACGCCCGCGCTGATTCTGGTATCCATCCACGTTCTGACTCTAACCGTGCCTGTACCGTCATTATTGTGCGGTACAGTAATTATCGTGTCGAGAATCGTTTTAGTTGAATTTGCAGGTAAGGTGTAGGTGATGCTGTATTGTGTTACTTCGCCACCATTAACAGATACGTCGTAGTACGCGGTTCTGGAATTATCATTGTGGCTTGCACCAGTCTGCGTAGATTCCCACAAGATTCTTACCTGAGACGTATTATTCTGAATATTTTGGCTGATTTGAGATAGTGTTAGGCTTTGATAAACCGCCATCAACTCACCCCCACAAAACTAACAGATTGGTTCGGCTGCACAACGATACTCATTGGGCCAAGCCTGAATCTCGACAACTCTACCAATTCAAAACTGTTATTATTCCAGTATGCCAAGAGCATTCCGTTCGCGTCATAGAAGCCAATTTTGTCGTTGTATTCCTTGAGCGTAATTTCAGATACCGATGAGCCGATTCTCAAAACCGGATGCCCGTCATCATCCATCCCGATATCAATAAAATCGGAGAGGGTTTGCCCGTTCACAGTAACGCGCTCTGCCGACATTTGGCCGGTGGTAATAGCATTTGCATTGATTTGCCCGTCCATCGTCAACGCTACGCCGCTAATCGTCTTCCCTCCGTCTTTGGAGTATCCAAGCCCGTTGATATTCATCAGCCACAGGCGGGTATTAGCCTCAACAGTTGGGGTATCACGTACCATCCACCCAGTAGGATATCCATTTTCATCATAGAGGACTTCCCAATATCCGCCCTTTGCGCCAATGATGCGCTCGGTCGCGTCCTGCATTGCTTTTGCAAGTCCCGCATACTCGCGTTTAACTTTTTGGATGATGGGGTTCTCGACAGTATAGTTTGAGTCTGGCGAGCCGTAACAAATAGTGGTAGCACTCATGCCGCCTTTAACTCGCAACTCTTGCGACATCACCAAAACGGGCAGACCGCCTCCGTCAAGGTCTGTACTGTCGATAACGTGTATAATGTCACCGGCTTCAACGGACGGATCTCCACGCCACTTTACTTCCAGCGGCATCAGAGTCAGACTTTTTATCTGTTCAAGCACCGAGGCGGCAACCGCTTCCGTCATATATGGATTTGTTGCCGAAATGCTAGTTCCCGTCCCGACAGTAATCGGATTATCTTCCGTGCCGGTGACAAGCGCCTGAATTGTGAAACGATCGGCGGCTGTCTTTTTTAAACCATTCTGATATTGTGCGTCAGGCCCTATGGTAATACCCTCGGAATATTTGCGAAAAACCAACTGACCTGCCGCGTCAAATTTCGCATTCGCACCAATTAGCCCTGCCAACCATCCTAATTGCTGACGGATTGTACCCGAGTAAGAATTGGAAATTACCATCTCCGGGAAAGCAACTTCCGGAGCAGTGATGTTTGCCTGTAGACAGATATCGGTCAGCATCGCGTTCGGAGTGGCCGGAAAATTGATGGTAGGGGTATATTCGTCAGTCAGTGCCGCCATACGGTCATAACCGGTGATCGTTAGACACAGGTTGCCGCTATTCTCTACACCGTCAGAGGAAACGTAAAATACGCCTTTCGGGACGTATACAGTTCCGCCGTCTCCGGGGAGAATGACTCCGACAGAAGGGGCGAAATACGCCCCGTTTAGGGGGAGCTCGGGAGTCTGCTTATAAATCGTCACTTTGCATTGCGAGGAAAAAGACGCTCCGATCGTTACACCGTCCGATGATCCGCACTGTTCAGTAACAACGATTTCCTGAATTTCAGAAGCGGCAAGCTCACTGACACCGTTAAATGTGATTTTACTAGTAATACTTCTTCCCGGCGATTTACACGCTTCATGGAAAGATTCTGTCACAGTGTACATGGTGCTTCACCTTTCAATAAAATTCATGGATAGACTATTCCACAGATAGACCCCGTTGATGAGACTATACATAGGAGCAGTCCGGTCGCCCACATAAGCAGTCATGCTTCGAGTTTCTCCGGTCAGCGCATCGGGATATGAAACCGTGAAAAAGGTATCCGTGACGGCGTTCAGCAAAGTAGACATATCCGCCGCTGTCATTGGAGGCCACGAGAGAGTTAGTTTCCTCTTTATTGCAACTCGATCTCGAAATAGGTCGCCATTCTGATTTCGACCTGTCCCGTCAGCGTCAATGTCTTGGATGCTCCATGACAACTGAGCAGGGTCAGGCAGAGGGACAGAAGTCCCGTCTGCCTTTGTGATTGTAAGAATTGCCATAATTTCTCCTTATGCCAACAGGGGGCTAAATCCAGTTGCGCGGATGGCGGCATTGTTTTCGTCAACCATCTGCCTAAACAATTCTTTACCGTTCATCTGCACAATTACAGTGATCGGGCGACTATTGCTCGAATTCGTTTCACCGCTTGCTCTCTGCACTGCCTCGTACACACCTTGCGATACAGATTCAACAATCTGATCGTTGTTTGCTACAGCCGTCTTTCCGCCAATGCGTCCAACCATCTCAGCCCCTGCTTCACGCGCGATAAAGAGCTGCCCTTCATCCACAAAACCGCCATTAGCCAATCTTGGGATACTGACATATGAGATGGTACTAATACCTCCGCCAACGATACTCAGCACTGAATTGATTTTCCCGATGAAGTTATTCAGCGTCCGGATAATACCGTTTAGCATTCGTTCCAGCAAACTAATCGCGCCATTTACCAACGCTCTAAAGGCTGAATTGATAGCGTCAACCACATTCGACTGGAACCACCCGCCGACTCCCGCGAATACGCCAGCGATTTTGTCCCAAAGCGAAACGAAAAATCCACCGACCGATGAGCACATCGACTCGAATGCTGTTTGCACTGGGGCAATGATTTTGCTTTTAAACCAATCCGTCACAACGCCCCACTCAGTCTTAACCTTCGCCCATGAGGTCGTAAAAGAAGCAGCGATTTTAGTTCCGAGCGTTGAGAAGAAAGTATCGACCGGAGTGATTACTTTGGTGTTAAACCAATTACCTACGGTTGACCACAGGGTGCAAATGGAATTCCAAGCATTCGTGAAGAACTGGGCGATGTCCGTGCAAAGATTACTGAAAAAGGTAGCAACACCGTTGACGATGTTGGGAATTAGAGTTCCAAGAAGAGTACCACCCAGATTTGTGACTCCCTCGATGACACCGGAAACCCAACCCGTGAATCCATTTACAAGTCCATCAATTACACCTGAAAAGATTTTGGAAATACCGGAACCGAAAGTGGCAAAGGATTTCTTAACCAACTCCAAATCGCCAGTAAATACACCCTTCAAGAATTGTGCGAATCCCGTGAATATTTCAACGACGCCTGTCATCGCGGTGACTACGCCGTCCAGCACACCAACCAGACCGTTAAATAGCCCGATTAAAGAACTTCCGACAACTGTGATTACTACCTCACCGATGAAGTTCATGAGGCTACCGATAGTAGATTTCAGGCCATTCCAAAAGCCGTCAACCCAGCCGAGTTTTTCACCTAACTGGTTCAGTTTGTCGTTGAGCGCCTGTAAGCGCTCTCCGACTTTCAACTTTCCGAAGGTGTTCGCCACTGCCGATTTAATGTCGTTCCATCTTTCGATGAGAACCTTGAGAGTAGCAATGACCACTACCAAAATTGCAACAGCAGGGGCGGCAACCTTGGTGACCAGCCCGAGCACGGACAGGAATCCTTTCACCCCTCCGCCAGCCGCATTAAATTGCAAAGCAACTCCTGCGACACAACTTGCGAGTTTTGAGAGGATTGCTTGGCCTGCTCCTGAACTGGCAAAAACGGCAACCCCCTCTTTCAGCGCGGCAACTGCGGTAGTAACCTTCTTTCCGATTTTCCAACCGGCGAACGCTGCCCCGATTGCCAGAGCGATTACCAAAAGTGGTTTCAGCTTATCTTTAATCTCATCGACACGGGTTTCTACCGCATCACCGAGAAAATCATAGGTCGGAAGATCAAAATCAAATCCACCTCCGCCACCGCCGCTAGCGCCCCCACCTGAACCACCACTGCTGTTTGAGGGAAGCACATTCAGCTCGTCGAATCCCGCAATATATTTTTTCAGCTCTTTGGCCGACCCAGCAGCACTTCCGAGATTATCTGCCACAGCCCCCGTGCCAGACGCAAGTTTTCCAACACTCGAATAATCAACTTCCGTCAAGGTGAAGCCTAAAAGATTAGCGAGGGCGTTTGCAATCTCTCGAATAGCTTTAACTACAGCAATCGCATAAGGAAGGATGGCGTTTAGAGCCGGAATGAAGATATTGCCGATTGCCCGCGATGCCTGTGTGATTTGCGCCTGTAAGATACGAAGCTGGTTTGCGGGAGCTTGCAGTGTTCTAGCCATATCGCCTTGAGCGGTCGTTACCTGAGTCATAACGGCGTAGTA